AGTCTAAATCCAAGCAATATGCACTGGAGCTTGCGGAAACTGGATCGCTGGGACGCGCACTTAACCTCGCTGGATACTTCGCTAAGACTAAACAAAGCCCAAAGAAGGCAATTGAAACGACTAAGCCAGCTCTTGCGGAATTCATAAAAGAGCAACGGCCTAATGATCCTGAGCCAATTGTCTGGGATGTGAGCGAAATAGCCAATCAACTAGGTGCTGAGATAATTGATGAGATTCCTCTTTGCTCTGGTGGAGATGGCCCTATGGTGCTAAAGACTGGCACTAAAGAAGGCAAGGAATACAGGGGCTGGGTCTGCCCAACACCTAAGTCTGGTCATCCTGCTAAGTGGATGAGAATTGGTTCAGATGGGCATTGGGTATTCCAGAAATGAAGCAAGATGCTCATCCATTTATCTGCTCAAATTGCAAGTTAGTTACTCCGCATATTGAGCTGCATAAATATGACGCAACAGATATTGCAGAAGCACCTGAGGAAGTCTGGCTAGTTGAATGCCAAAGGTGCTTTATGCAAAGAATTATTTATCCATCAGATCGGGTAACGGCCAAAGAGGACGATATTGTCCGATGCGACCAATGCGGTAAATGGAAAATGAAAGCAGCAAAGTGTCGAATATGCCGATTAGCAGCTGGGCTTGAATCAATATCGGAGCGCTATTGGACTGGTGGCGAGACCCGAGAAAGGCCTTACAATGCCAATCTATGAATACATATGCCATAAATGCGATAAAAGTCGAGAGTTAGTTGCATCAATAGTTCAGAAATATGAAGTAACCTGCGATAATTGCAATGTGCCAATGTGGCGCGTCTGGCATCCAACGCCAGCAATATTTAAGGGCAAAGGCTGGGCAGGTAAAGATAAATGAGCAGACCCCATTCTATTAAATATATCCGTCAGTTAATGGAATGGGGATTTGATAAGGAGTTTATCGCTAAAGATTGCGGTATCAACCTGGCATCACTTGAGACTAGGTTAAGAAGAGCTAAGGAAAGGGAGCAAAGAGATGGGAATCAAGGAACTGAGTCTGGAACTAGCGGCAGTCAGCCTAATAGCTGATGAGGCTAAAAAAGCCAAAGATAGGCTAAGAACGGCCCTACAGGCCGAGATGGACAAGATAGGGGCAGATAGGGTCAAGGCTGAGTATGGTGAGGATGTTATCGCCTATGTAACGACCAGTAAGCCTAAATTTAAGTGGATAATCAAGAACGAGAAAAGCTTCGTTAATTGGGTCAAAGCCAATATCCCTAGTGAGATAGTTGAGACAGTAAGAGAATCATCAAGAGATGCGATATTGGATAAGTTCCATTACATAAATGGCGATGATGTTATTGATCCAAATGGTGAAAGAATTGAATGGCTGGTTGGCGATATAGCTGAGCCTTATCTGGTTACCAAGTTCCACTCAGACGGCAGGGAAAGGCTGAAAGACGCCTTTCAATCAGGCCAGTTAGAGTTTAAGAAGATATGGGAGCTGCAATGAAGGATGATACATATCCAATATGGAGAGATATTGATAATCATATGGATATGCCAGATGGGGTGGAATTTAACAAATACTAATAAAAGTTGTCCATATAGTGAGATGATAGGATAATCAATGCGTAAGATATTTGACAAGTGCATTACACTCCGTCTAAGGCGGGGCCCGAAGGCAGCCCGTAGCCGCAGCGTAAGGGGCGCTTATTGCCTAACGCTGATGCTATCGGCACTAATGCTGCTGAATATCAATCCATCAAAAGCAGATATGAATCTCAAGCTTTATGCATACAACAAATTAGATTGGTCAGAATTTCAATGTTATAACTGGTTAATTTATAAAGAGAGTAGATGGAATCCAAAGGCTCGTAACGGCTCTCATTATGGCTTAGGACAAATGAGATCTACTTGGTATAAAGACCTAAGTGCTAAGAAACAAATAGATGTGCATATTAAATATATAAGACACAGATATAAAGATGCTTGCACTGCATTGCAACACCTTGAGACTAAGGGCTGGCATTAGTGGGACACAAGCGATACCAGACTAGCTACTATCAAAAGACTAGACTGCAAGTGCTGCAACGCGATTACAATACTTGCCATTACTGCGGGCTGGAAGCCACTACCGTTGATCACTTGATACCTATCAGCAAGGGTGGCACTGATGAAGCCTCTAATATGGTGGCTTGCTGCACTAAGTGCAATAGTTCTAAGCGAGATCGTATGACCCCCCACTTTTTTGAGCGCGCATCCAGACCCACGACCCCCATTGGGAAGATTTTCCCTGAAAATGGCTCGGCTAGGCACTATCAGGAATGAAAGCAATTGAAATGGCTGAACTGGGCGAGATTGTCCGAGTCCGGGACGAATCGGCTTACCGAGGTGTGCCAGAACCGCGAATCCACACAAAACTAAACGATTACCCTTCTTACGGCGAGCAAATGATTAAATTCTGCGAGGAAATCGGCTTTGAGCTTATGCCTTGGCAGCAATGGCTGGCTCATCACACCTTAAAATACAAACCCGATGGCCGATGGGCTCACCCAGTAGTTACCTTACTTTGCGCTCGTCAGCAGGGTAAATCGACCTTTATGGCGCTCCAAATCCTATTTAGAATCTATGTATTGAAAGAGAAATTGCAAGTCCATACGGCTCATAAGCTAACTACTTCAGCTGAATTGTTTTATAAAATCTATGGAATTATTGAACAGAATCCCAGGCTAGCTGCTGAATTTACTAAGAAACTGGAAAGCAAGGGATTCCAGGAGCTGCAATTTACTGAAGGCCGCCGATATATCGTCAGGGCCAATAACTCTGCTGGTCGAGGCATTGCAGCCCCAGAAACGATACACCTAGACGAAGCTAGAGAATATAAAGATGAAGATGTCTGGTCTGCCTTGCGATATACGCAAATGAGTTCAGCCAATCCTCAAATATGGGTCTATAGCAACGCTGGAGATCAACACAGCATAGTTCTAAATAAACTTAGAGAAAGAGCAATGGCTGCCATCTTCGGTGGCAATGATGATATTGGCTGGTTTGAGTGGTCAGCTCCTATTGGCATTAAATTCGATAACTCACCAACCTTCTGGCTAGGTGTCTGCCAAGCCAATCCATCACTTGGAATAACAGTCCATCCAGACAATATCCGAGCCGTCTTGTCAGACCCCGAAGATATTGTGCGCACAGAAGTTTTATGTCAATGGGTCGATACGATTAACCCAGTTATCAATCCGTCTCAGTGGGAGAGTTGCAAAGTTGAGGGACTTCGACTTAACCCTGAATCTGATACTTGGTTGGCTATTGATCTAAGCCCTAGTAGAAAAGAAGCGGCGCTAGTTGCTAGCCAGAGACTTGAGGGCGATAAGTTCCAAGTCATATTGCTTCAGACTTGGCATAACCCTGCCAATCTAGATGATAAAGCAATGGCTAATGATGTAGCGGATTGGGTGCGAAAGTATCCAGTTCAGCTGGTTGCTTATTCAGCCAGAACCGCTTCGGCAGTAGCTGCGCGATTAGCTCCTGCTGGTATTAGGGTTGAGCCGATAGATGGCCTTGACTATGCACAAAGCTGCGATGAGTTACTGGGAGCTATCTCATCTCAGCGGTTAGCTCACTCGGGACAAGATGAGCTGACAAAGCAATGCCTATCCGCCGTCAAACTCCCTTATGGTGATGGCGGATGGGTAATGGGTCGCAAAGTCAGTAATACCACTATTTGCGGAGCGATTGCTTCAGCCTTAGCGACACACTATGCAACGATGGCTGAAAGTGGCGTAGATATTCAAATACTGTAAGTCCGCTCGCTTACAATGTAATCAATGGGTGCTATAAGAGATTTCCTATTTCCAACAGTCGAAGCAAAAAAATCGGCTATTGATGTTCAAGCTGCATTAACCCCAGTTCAAATTCAAGACCAAATTTATAATATTTTAGGTGGAGCAACTAGCACCACTAGAGCAATTGCAATGTCCGTTCCATCGGTTGCTAGAGCTAGAAATATTATTTGCGGGACTATCGGCTCATTACCTTTAACAACTTTCAACCGCATAACTGGACAATATGTAGATCCGCACCGCGTTATTAATCAACCTGACCCAAGAGTTGCAGGATTTGTTATTTACAACTGGTTGGCCGAAGATATTTGGCTATATGGGGTCGGCTACGGAATCGTCCAAGAAATGTATTCGGCCACAGACGGCGGCAGAGTAAGAGCTTGGACTCGCGTTAGTCCAGACAGAGTAACTGTTGAGACAAATTCAATTAACACAGAAATTACTGGTTATAGAGTTGATGGTTATCAAGTGCCAATGAACGGCGTTGGCTCAATAATTCGATTTGATGGCCCAGATGAAGGATTGCTACACAGAGCTGGTAAAACAATTACTGCAGCAGTTTATCTCGAGAACGCAGCAGTTAATTATGCTAAAGAGCCCTCTCCAATGATGGTTTTGAAATCAAATGGAACTAATTTAACTGCCGAAAGAATTTCATCTTTGCTAGCTGCTTGGAAAACTGCGCGCCAGTCGCGCAATACGGCATTTCTCAATGCTGATATTGACTTACAACAATTTGGTTTTGATCCTAAAACAATGCAACTTGCAGAAGCGCGTCAATATGTAGCACTAGAATTAGCTAGGGCCTGTGGAATACCTGCCTACTTCTTGAGCGCCGAAACGACTTCGATGACTTATTCAAACGCTGTGTCTGAGCGGCGCTCATTAGTAGATTTCTCACTTCGCCCAATACTTAAAGCGATTGAGGAAAGACTCTCACTCCCAGATTTCGTCCCCAATCCAGTTATGACCAGATTTATGTTGGACGATTTCTTGCGCGGCAACGCTTTGGAAAGAGCGCAAGTCTATGAAATCTTAAACCGCATCGGCGCGATGAGCGTTGAGCAGATTCAGCGAGAAGAGGACCTAATACCAAATGAAGGTTAATATCCCAATGGTCGTAACTGCGGCCGATGTAGTCAAGAGGACCCTAACTGGGACCATCGTAACTTGGAATGAGCAGGGCAACACTTCAGTAGGCCCAACAGTCTTTGCTAAAGATTCAATTGAAATGAAGAATGTAAAATTATTACTTGAGCACGACAAAACTAGACCGATTGGAAAGCTCGCGGACTACGAAATTACTGACTCAGGTATAACAGCTCGCTTCGTTTTAGCTAAAACTTTTTCTGCGGATGATGCTCTTGAAGAGGCCGCTACTGGACTAAGAGATGGCTTTAGCGTTGGCGCTCAAATAAATGAATGGACAAACAATAAGGGCGTAATGCAGATTACTTCAGCAACCCTAGATGAAGTTTCTCTAGTTACTGATCCTGCAATTGATTCTGCTCGCGTAAGTGAAGTAGCAGCATCAGAGAATGAAGCACCTAAAGAAGATTCTGATTTGGCAACCGCTGATTCAGACAAACCAACCGAAGGAGACCAAGTGTCTGACACTACCGCTCCTGCTCCTGCCGTTGAAGAAGCGGTAGAAGCAGCCAAAGTAGAAGCTGCAGCTCCAAAGCCAGCTTTCTACACAACTCCTCGCCTTGAATTTACAAAGGCGAAATATCTTGAAAACAGCATCCGCGCCGCTCTTGGCGATGATGATGCTCGCTCTTACCTACGCGCTGCAGATAACACAACTGATAACGCAGGTTTTATTCCAACACCACAAAGCACCACATTAATTAATGGAGTAGCTAACGGAGATCGCGGATTTATCGATGCTCTTTCTCGCGAAACCCTTGCAGCTAGCGGAATGACTTTCGAGTTGCCTCGCATCAATACTGCTCCAACTGTGGCCTTAACAAATGAAGAAGCTGCACCATCCGACACAGATATGGGCACAGCTTATATTTCGGTGGATGTCAAAAAGTTCGCAGGCCAGCAGACTGTATCGATAGAGCTAATTGACAGGAGCTCACCTGCGTTCTTCTCCGAGTTAGTTCGTCAAATGGAGTTCGCATACGCAAAGGCAACTGATGCTTATGCAGTTACTCGCGCTTCTGCAACGGCAACTGCTTCAACCGCTAAGGCTGGAGCAACAGCTGCTAACTATCTTGCTTTCTTTGCTAATGCTGCAAAGAATGTTTATACAGGATCACTTGGCTTTGCTCGCAATGTTGTAGTTTCTCCAGATGTATGGGCTGAGATTATGGGATTGAACGACAATGGCCGTCCAATCTATATTGCTTCAAATCCTGAAAATGCTGGTGGAGCACTTTCACCTCAAGCACTTCGCGGAAATGTTGCAGGGCTTGACCTTTATGTTTCTCGCTCACTTTCTGGAACTGGCGATGGATCAATCTATGTTATTAATCCTGATGCTCTTACTTTCTACGAAAGCGCTCGCTTGACACTTCAGACCAATGTAATTGCATCTGGTCAAATCTCCGTAATGTATTACGGCTATGCAGCAGTAGCTCCAAAGCTTCCTGGTGGATACACCTCGAACGACAACGCATAGTAAAACCCCTAATAGTGAGGGCCAGTCCGCTCCCGAGCTGGCCGCTCACCTAACTGCTTGAAAGGATGACGAAATGCCAACGATAGTTACGGCCACAGAGCTTAGGACAATTCTTGGCGTTTCGTCATCCCTATATTCAGATGCTTATCTTGGCGATATAGTTGATGCTTCGGAGAATTTAGTTCTTCCAATGCTAGTTACTTTTCAAAGCAAGATTAACAAAGTAAAACTAGAAAATAATGTTGCTTACTTTGAAACTGCAACAATTCAAGAATTTACAGAAGGCCAATCCGTAATTATTACTGGCTGCGGAGCTCCTTTCAATGGCACTCACACAGTAACCGATGACCAAATTTCAGATTATGTATTTAC